TTAATGCATAGCGTTTAGTCATGAAAAAATAATGAGGACAGGTTAGATTTTCTCAAGCTAATTGATGACAGGCTCTAATATCTTTTTGTCTATCAAGTGAAAATCTGCTTTCCACTTACGATCCGGGTGAAATTTAAATTCCTGCTCAAAATCTATTTTTAAAGTCTTTAATTCTCTGGCCAGCTTTGCTTCAAACTCATTCGGTATCTTTTCACTTTTAACCTTAGGGCGCTTGGAACGCCCTTTCACTCTGGTGGCTTTCACCATTTTCTTGTATTCAGCGATTGAATAAGCTTTCAATGCTCAATTCCCTTCGCTAAATCCAAGAAGAGTAATTTTGCTGTTGCCGTCAAAGTGAAACCTTGTGGTGTCTCTCCATCTTTGGCCACTAATCCCCAAGTCACCAGACCATTCAAATAACGCTGCAAACTTCGGATGGAAATTCCCATATTGGGTTCAATCGCTTTATGGATCTGTTTTACAGATACGCGCCCTTTGGTGGATGACAGAATCTTGAAGATCATCAGGTGCATGTAGGTTCGATCTGCTTCAGTCAAGCTGCATCTCCTCTTAGCACACCGTTAAATCCAACCTGTTTCAGGTAGCATTCCCATTTCTTGGCCTGTTCAGGTTTCTCTAGTTTCATTGCAATACGGGCAGCAAGTTTTTCATAGGACTCACCGGGTTCTGCATACTTGCCTGCGAACTCTGGATGGGTTGCAAGTTTCTGGGCAAAGGTTTGAATCTGTTTTTCAGTCAGGCATTTTGGTTCTGCAGAAGATTTTGATTTTGTGTCTGTACCGGTTTTTGAATACTTGGTTCGGTAGGCATTGATCAACCAATCTGCAAAATGGAAATTCATGAGTTCATCACAAAGATTCTTTTCAGCGTTGTAGATTTCGAATGCTCGTTTCTCTCGTTCAGCCCAGGTTGAATTCATGAGCATCTCAAAATCCAAATCGGGATCTGCCAAAAATATTTCTTCACGAAGTTTTTTAAAGCAAAGCCACCCTTTTTTATTTTTAG